TTATGTAAAATCCATCAATGGTTCAACTGGTGCCGTTACAGATGTTGCAAGAACAAATGTAGATAATAATTTTAGTGTTGCTCAAACCATAGATGGAGCAGGTGCATATCTTGAAATAATTGGTAGTGCTGGAGACGCTTTTACTCTTACTCCTGGTACGGGTATTGTAGTCAGTGATTCAGTTAATTATCCTCAAACTTTACAGTTTGCTCAGACAGGTACTACTACTACAGTTACTCTTCCTAGTTATACTACAACTCTTGCAGGTCTTTCTGGTAATCAAACCTTCACCGCACTCAATACTTTCAATGCAGGTATTAGTGCTGCTGGTGGTGTGACATTTGCAGGAACCTTTAGTGGTGCTACAGGATCATTCTCCAAACTGCTGAGTGCATCTGCGGGTATTTCTGCCTCAGGAACAACCGCTGCCACCTTCAACGGCACGGTGAATTGCAACAGCAGCACCGTATATAATCCCACGCTACAATACTATAACGAACCGTATGCAACCCCAAGTATTACAGGCAATGTACTCACAGTTGACTTGAGGACTGCACAGGTGTTTGGTGTAACTCTAAACTCACCGATTAGTACTTTCACCATTTCTAATACTCCTGCCACCGCAAACCGTTCCATTGGATTCACTCTTATTTTAACAGCAGATGGAACGGCAAGAGGAATCACATGGGGGTCACCAGTAAAGTGGTCGGGTGGTGTTACCCCTACTACGACAATCACAAACGGAAAGAAAGACATATTCACATTCATGACTATTAACGGTGGAACAGAGTGGTTGGGCTTTATTGCGGGGCAAAACTTCTAATGCTTGGTGGTTCCCCACAAAACATCGGAGGGTTTACTGATAAATCTACCACACCATTAGTTGTGGCAGGTGTGGGATTTTATGGTGAATTTGGAAATCAATCAAGATTTCCCGTTAATCCTGTCGATGCTGCAAGTCGTTTTACTGATAGCACATGGAAACAAAGTATAACAGAAGAATTTAAACAAATATCGGTTGGTTATGCCCATGTTATGGGTATAAAGTTTGATGGAACTCTATGGGGATGGGGAAGAAACAATGTTGGACAAGTAGGTGACGGAACCACAGTAGACAAAAGCACACCAGTTCAAATTGGATCCGACACCAATTGGGCAACGGTGGCTTCTGGAGGATTTTTCCTTGGTGGTTTTGCCATTGCTATAAAAACCACAGGAACTCTGTGGGCGTGGGGAGGCAATGGAAACGGACAATTGGGTGACGGAACCTTAATTCAAAAAACCTCACCAATTCAAATTGGATCTGATACCAATTGGGCAACGGTGGCTTGTGGTGAAAGACACACTATTGCCATAAAAAGTACAGGAACGCTGTGGGCATGGGGAAGAAACAGCAGTGGACAATTAGGTGACGGAACCACAACAGAACGAACCGCTCCAGTTCAAATTGGATCTGACACCAATTGGGCTAGTGTGCGTTGTGGTGATGGTTTCAGTATTGCTATAAAAACCACAGGAACTCTGTGGGGATGGGGAACCAACACCTTCGGACAAAACGGAACAACAGCCAACCGAACCGCACCTTTTCAAATTGGATCCGATACCAATTGGGCTAGTGTGAGTTGTGGAACTGCTTATGCAATGGCAATAAAAACCACAGGAACTCTATGGGGATGGGGAGACAATGGTTACGGACAATTAGGTGACGGAACCGCAACCACCCGAAACACTCCTGTTCAAATTGGATCCGACACCAACTGGGCAAAGGTGGCTGCTGGTAAAATCCACACTATAGCAATAAAAACCACAGGAACCTTATATGCATGGGGCTGTAATGGAGGTGGACAATTTGGTGAAACAACAAATACAGGTGCTAAAGACGAGATCGACAATTACAGAAATATATATGACCCAATGCAAATAGGAATCCTGATAAACAATACTAGTTACTATAGTAGTTCTACTTGGGAATACTCTATTCCTGGAAGATATGGAAGTGGATTTACTAATTACTACTATTACTATATCTATGACGATCAGGGGGTGCTTGTTAATCCTTTACAATCAAACACCATTGCATCAGCAGTAATTTCTCCAAACGCTCGAAAGACACCATGAGTACAATTATTGTAACAGGTTCCGTTCGTTGTGGTAGTAGTCTCACCATGAGAATGCTTGAGTCTTGTGGTATTCCCATTATTCAAGACGGATTCAAACAACCTGACGAAAATAATCCACACGGGTATTATGAAACACGAGATGTATACTCAATACATAATCAAAATCTAAGTGTGCTGGACAACTCTGACGGCAAAGCAGTAAAAATATTACCGCCCACTATTGTACGGCATCTTCCTGATGACAGGCAGTTCAAAACTATTTTTCTACTTCGTGATCCGTTAGAAGTTTCAAAGTCTTTTTACAAATATTATGTGTATCGGTCAACTCTTCGTGGAAATCCTATAACGGAAACAGAAGAAGAACACTTGACTCACTTTATTCCTGATCATCTTCGTAGAATTAGCATTGCAAAAGAATGGGTAAACACGCACTCTAATTTTGATGTGCTATGGGTGGAACACAATTCTCTTATGAATACTCCGCTTGTGGAGACAACACGAATCTGCCAGTTTCTGTCTGCTGACTTTCCTCAGTACACATACGATGCAGCGGCTATGGCTGCGCTTGTAGACTTAAATCTGTATACACAGCGGCAGTCTACAGCCCCGTAAACCAAAGACTCAAGGTAATAATTTAAGTGGACAAACTCCACTTTCATGCTATACTTCGATCTACATACTCTACCAAACTACATTAGGAGTTCGATATGCAATCACTTCCCACGCTGTACCAGTCTTTCATTCACCTTTCCCGCTATTCTCGTTGGCTTGACACCGAAGGACGGCGTGAGTCATGGGAAGAAACAGTTGACCGCTATTTCCGCTTCTTTGATGAACACTTTGCGGAAAAGGGTGTAAAACTAAATAAGGCTATACGCGATGAGTTGCGTGATGCAGTTTTAACTTTGCAAGTAATGCCTTCTATGCGTTCTCTTATGACCGCAGGAGAAGCATTGAAGCGAGACAACACCGCAGGATACAACTGCTCATATGTTGCTGTAAACAAGGTTCGTGCTTTTGATGAAATTCTCTATGTTCTCATGTGTGGCACAGGAGTTGGCTTTAGTGTAGAAAGGCAGTATGTTGAAAAACTTCCTACCATTGCTGAAGAGTTTACTCAAAGCGATACCCTCATTGTGGTCAAAGACTCCAAAGAAGGTTGGGCAAAAGCCTACCGCGAGTTGGTGTCCCTACTTATTGGAGGTCAAATCCCCCGATGGGACACATCTAAAATTCGTCCTCTTGGTTCGCGCCTCAAGACTTTCGGTGGACGAGCAAGTGGACCGCAACCATTGGAAGACCTCTTCCGATTTACCGTCAGTACTTTTAAGAAAAGTGCTGGCAGAAAACTCACATCTATCGAGTGCCACGACATTATCTGTAAGATTGCAGAAATTGTTGTGGTCGGAGGAGTGCGTAGATCTGCTCTTATCTCTCTCTCGAACCTCACCGATGAGCGAATGCGTGATGCTAAAGTGGGGCAGTGGTGGTTGGAAAACCCACAGCGAGCGTTAGCAAACAATTCGGTCGCATACAAGGAGAAGCCAGATATTGGCGTGTTCATGGAAGAGTGGCTGTCACTCTATAAGTCCAAGAGCGGCGAACGCGGCATCTTTAATCGTCAGGCTGCACAGAAGACTGTGGAGAAACTTGGTGATCGCCGTGATGCCACTTACGAGTTCGGAACCAATCCATGTTCAGAAATTATTCTGCGTGACAAGGAGTTCTGCAATCTCTCTGAAGTGATTGTTCGTGCAGAAGATACCCCTGAAACTTTAAAGAACAAGATTCGTCTTGCTACCATTCTCGGCACATGGCAAGCCTCGCTCACTAATTTCCCATATCTCTCAAGTGAGTGGAAGAAGAATTGCGAAGAAGAGTGCTTACTTGGTGTTTCGCTCACAGGTATTCTCGACAACAAGATGATGCGCGATCAGGGTGCTGAGTTGGATAGACTGCTTGTTAATCTTCGTAATATTGCGATTGAAACTAACAAGGAGTGGGCAAAGAAACTTGACATTAATCCCGCTGCTGCAATCACCGCAGTAAAACCAAGTGGAACTGTTTCACAATTAACGGATACTGCTTCAGGTATTCATCCTCGGCATAATCAGTATTACATTCGTACTGTTCGTGCAGACCGCAAGGATCCTATGTGTCAGTTTATGATTGACAAGGGATTTCTTGCAGAACCATGTGCAATGCGTCCTGATCACACAATGGTCTTCTCGTTTCCGCAGAAGGCTGTTGGATCAATCACTCGTACAGACCTGACTGCCATTCAGCATCTTGAGTTGTGGCTCACCTATCAACGACATTGGTGTGAACACAAGCCGTCTATTACGGTTACGGTAAAGGAACATGAGTGGATGGCAGTTGGTGCATGGGTATACGATCACTTCGATGAAGTATCAGGTGTGAGTTTCTTGCCCCATTCAGATCATTCCTATGTACAGGCTCCGTATCAAGACTGCACCAAAGAAGAGTACGAAGCAGCAATGGCAAAACTGCCTGTCTCTATCGATTGGAGCGAGTTGACTAAGTACGAAAAGGAAGATAGCACCAAGGGTACACAGACATTTGCTTGTAGTGCTGGCTCTTGCGAAGTCGTAGATTTAACTTCATCATAACTTCATCATAAAGGAAACAAAATGAACAATTTAACCCAACCAACCACAGAAACAGAAAATTACAACGAAACTATTCTCATTCCTATTCTTCACAAGAAGATAAACCAATTGACTGCTGAGAATATTCTATTCGAGGCACAGGTTCAAATTCTTGAAAAAGAGAAAAAGGCATTACAAGAAATAAGAAATAAGCAAGAGGTAGTCCCAACGGAAGTGATAAATACTACGGATTGAAACTCGCAGGAATAGATTACTCCCTTTGCTCACCCGCCATTACCCTTCATACCGGTGATGGCTTTTCTTTTACTCAATGCAAGTCTTACTTCCTCACGGAAACTAAGAAACACGCAACCATCTATAATGCCTCAGGAATGTATTGCGAGGGATCAGAACACAAGGAATGGGAAACTCCACAATTCGGTAGAGGAGAAGATCGCTATGACAAGATTTCAAATTGGGCATTATCTCTAGTTCATGATTGCGATCTTGTTTTCCTAGAAGACTACGCTCTTGGAGCAAAAGGCAAAGTATTCAATCTCGGTGAGAATGGTGGATTGTTGAAATGGAAAATGTGGAAGGCAGGAGTGCCATTCCATCTAGTCGGCCCAACTGTTGTTAAGAAGTTTGCAAGTGGTAAAGGCAACGCCGACAAAGATAAGATGTACGATGCATTCCTAAAAGAAACAGGGGCTAACCTCATGAAAGAGATCAGCCCCGATTCTAAGAAAGTAACAAGTCCTGTTTCTGACATCGTGGACTCATACTTTATCTGTAAGTACGCTTATAGCATTCTACTCCAAAACTGATTGCGCTCCTGTCGCTGACCCCGTGCGCTGTCGGGTGAGTTCGCCCATTCAGGTGCATTCATGTGAATACCACCCCATTTACGGGTATGCGTAACTCGTTCGATTTCATAAGGCATCTCCTCATGAACATCCCCCTCTAGATCATCTTCATCATAGTACGGCTTGGTTTTCGGATCAACGCTCACGATGGAACTTCTCCTTTGTTTCGTAAAAGAAATCGTCTTCTTCAATATCGTGTGTCATGCTATCTGATAAGTTGCGATGATGCTTCAGATGCTTCTTCTGACTTGTTTGGTTATCAGCACGGGCTAACGGTCGCCCATCCCGATCAACATTGCCTTGTTGGCTCATGCCTTTACTGCCTTTGCGGAAATTAGAGTAGGGAATGCGAGATCAACAACCTCGCGGTCGATTTCAGGAATCTCTCTAGAAATCATGTTTTCAACAATCGTTGCTTCTGATGGATGAAGTGACTCCAACAGTTGAACAAGTAATTCATTCTTGCGCTTTTCTGTCACAGGATTCTCTTTGGTATACAGATAGAATCTGCGATATTCAATCATTAGCGTAGTGTATGACAATCCTTCAGGTGCAGGATCAGCAGTATAATCTGGTGCCTTGTCGCAGAACCAAGTTATCTGTGGATCATAAGTGTATCGAAGGACTTCCTGTAGTGCCGTTGTAGAATTAGCACGAAGGATGTTTGCTTTGTCCTTCAGAGTCTTTTCAGCCGCTGTCCTGTTAAGGATTTCGGAAATGAGTAATTGCATGGTATATGCTCCTTACCTCTATTTAGTAGGCTGCAAGGATTATGGTGTCCTCATTTACTCGTCCCTTTGCATCTTTTTCTGTCGTTTTTGCTTGAACGAATGCATTTTTTACAGAACGAATGCCACCCTCTTCGCGGATAATCTTCAGAATAGGTTCAGGCTTGCGAAGTTTCTTAGACTTCGACTTTAAAGGATCAAATCCAATAATTGTTGTTCCCTTAACAGAAAGCCCTTCACGGGTCTCTGCTTCAAGAATAGTACAAACCTTAGTCTTGGTATTGAAGATGAGTATCTTCTCTGCACCAATGATCCGATAAGGAGCGATAGACTTGATATTCCAAAGGGTATCCTCCTTTTTATACTTCAGGCTCTTGACTGCCTTAATAGGATCCTTTGGCTTACGGCGGCGAGGAGCGCGAAGTTTTTTGGAAACCTCTACCTGATGCTGACAGGCAATGATAAGACAGTTCAACCATTTTAAATATTCTTTGAGTTGCTTCTTACTGTAGAGAGAGTACCCCTCCTTCAGTTGCTCATCGGCATTGCCCTGAACCACGGCTTCGATTGGATCAATCTTGTGCTTGAACCATTCAGCGATTCGGCTTGCCTGAACCCCACGAATATCCTTGCTCTTGATATAGTCCTCAATGTCCTTGCATCCCTTATGCTCGGAAGTCGTACCGATAAAGAAGGCATCTTCAATTTGTTCAAGATCAGCAATCAAATTTGAAACTTGGTCGCGGATACGATCTTGAATATTGGGAGTGCTGTCGATCTTAACTTCGTCTAGGATACTCAATCCCTTGTGGGTAAGATAACGGATTGCTCGTAGGAGCCGTTCCTTGCGTACTTCGGGTACGGGCGCACCCAATGTCACAAGCCGCGCCAAAGCCCCTAGGTTGCATCCTGGCTCGTTTAGAGCAACTTCATCGGTGGTTGTGCCTGTTTGCCCTGTTCGGGCGTATGCCTTGATCTGCTCGTCTGTAAACTTATGGGACTTCATATATTCAAAAATCCAACGCCGATGGTCAGATTCATTGGACATATGGTGATACCAATTCTCAGCCCTTGCGAGAGCGCAGGACTGTTCGATTGAATCTTTAGAAATTTCCTCCCATTGAGGCTCTAATCCCCAATGGGCTTTTTCGGTATTAATTGCCATACGCTCTATCTTATCATAAAGGATTTTTCTGTCAAGGGGGTTAAAGGGGTTGACAATAGATTTATTGTGGGGTATACTTAGACCAATGCACCGAAAACACTCCAAGCGTTTGGAGTCGGTGTAGCCCTCTAATGAGGATATTGTAATGGCAGAGAAGTTTGAAAACAAGCCACGCCCGAAGCCACAAAAGGTGTTCGTGCAGTCGCTCAACAAGGTTGGTCAAGTCAAGCGTGTGGAACGCGATCCTGTGTGGGGTTCGC